ATGAAAAAGAATATTCGGTTGAAAAGCAGTATACTAGCTCTTGTAGCTGGTTTTAGTGTTATTGCAACACAAGCTGTTTTGGCAGATGAATTAGCTGTCCAAATTATGGGAGTTAATGATTTCCATGGTGCGCTTGATATGACGGGGACAGCGCGATTGGAAGGGGAAACAGTTCGTAATGCAGGAACTGCCGCTTTACTTGATGCTTACATGGATGATTCACAAGCAGAATTTGAAGAAACAGCAGCAGAAACAGAGACACCTGCAGAGTCTATCCGTGTTCAAGCTGGGGATATGGTTGGTGCAAGTCCATCGAATTCTGGACTTTTGCAAGATGAACCAACTGTAAAAGTCTTTAATAAAATGGATGTTGAATACGGGACTTTGGGGAACCATGAGTTTGATGAGGGACTTGATGAGTATAACCGTATCATGACTGGTGAAGCTCCAAAAAAAGGTCAGTTTAATGAGATTGTAGATAATTATACTCGTGAAGCTGCTAAACAGGAGATTGTTATTGCTAACGTTATTGACAAAGAAACGGGTGAAATTCCGTATGGTTGGAAGCCCTACGCTATTAAGACTATTCCCGTGAATGATAAGGAAGCTAAGATTGGCTTTATTGGTGTAGTTACGACAGAAATTCCTAATCTTGTTTTGAAGAAAAACTATGAGCAGTACACTTTTTTGAATGAGGCAGAGACGATTGCTAAATATGCGCGTGAGTTAGCTGAAAAAGGTGTAAATGCGATAGTTGTACTGGCTCACGTTCCAGCTACAAGCAAGGATGGTGTGGCTGCTGGTGAAGCAGCAGATATGATTGCTAAGCTAAATGAAATCTATCCTGAACACTCAGTTGACCTTGTATTTGCTGGTCATAACCATTTCTATACAAACGGTACAACGGGCAAAACCTTGATTGTTCAAGCTACCTCACAAGGTAAGGCTTACGCAGATGTTAGGGCTGTTTATGATACAGATATTGCCGACTTTAAAGCTGTTCCGACTGCGAAAATTATTGCAGTAGCACCAGGGCAGAAAACACCAAGTCCGGAAATTCAGGCAATTGTAGATGAGGCAAATACCATTGTTAAAAAAGTAACAGAGCAAAAAATTGCTACAGCTAGTCAAGCGACAGATATTTCACGCGAAGTGAATGAATTTAAAGAAAGTGCTGTAGGTAATCTAGTAACATCGGCTCAATTAGCTATCGCTAGGAAATCGGGTTATGATGTTGACTTTGCAATGACAAACGATGGCGGGATTCGGGCAGATTTGAAGGTCCAAGAAGATGGAACAGTTACTTGGGGAGCAGCACAGGCTGTTCAACCATTTGGGAATATCCTACAAGTCGTTCAAATGACCGGTGAGCAGATTTATACAGCCTTAAATCAACAATATGATGAAGGTGAAAAATATTTCCTTCAAATGTCTGGAATTAAATATATCTACACGAAGGCTGACAATCCAACGGAAGAAAATCCTTATAAGGTTGTTAAAGCCTTCAAAGAAGATGGGACGGAGATTGTTCCGACAGAAACCTATACACTTGTCATCAACGACTTCTTATTTGGTGGTGGGGATGGCTTCTCGATTTTCAAAGAAGCTAAACTGATTGGTGCTATCAATCCAGATACAGAAGTATTTGTGGAGTACTTGACTGATTTAGAAAAAGCAGGTCAAACCATTAGTGCAACAATTCCAGGTAGAAAAGCATTTGTAGAGAAGTACGTAGAAGAACCAAAAGCAGAAGAAAAAGAAGATAATGCTGGGACAACTACTGATGTGAAAACACCTGAGAAAGCAAATGACGGTGGCGATAGTGTAACAAATCAGAAAGCAACCGAGCAACCGGCACCATCTGGAGGTATGGCTCCTATTTCAAATAAGAAAACTGAAAAAGCATCAGGAAATCAAACACTTCCAAATACCGGTCAAGAAGCCCTAGGCTCACTTCTTATTAGCTTGGGTGGCTTAGTTTCACTCGGAATGGCTGTCTCAGTGAGACGTAAGGAAGGGGAGTAGGAATCAAGCATAAAAACGACAAACTTTCGAAGTACATTCTAGAATTACTTCTTTTAGAGACTATCATGAGAGAAATGCATAAAAATAATAAGTATTTCATCTTAGAGTAAGTTCTGCTTTTTTGTAAAAATTTGAAAAAACTTACATAACCTTGCTCTTGCAATCTGCTCTCTTCTGGGGTACAATAGAGAAGCAGACTTCCCTTAGTTAAATGGATATAACAAATTCCTCCTAAGAATTAGTTGCAGGTTCGATTCCTGCAGGGGAGATGAAAATACAACAAAAACCCTTGATAAACAAGGGTTTTTAACTTTCTCGCCCCAAATCCGCCCCAAATTTTTCCATTAAATTTCTGACTTTGTCGAATGATTCTTCTTGTTTTGCCTTGAATAAGTGCGAATATGTTTTCAATGTTTCGGTCGCATCCTTGTGTCCTACTAACTTGGCAATGGTCACAACGTCCACGTCATGATAGATTAGCCAGCTAACGTAGGTATGACGTAAGCCGTGTACATTAAATGTTTGACGTGTCTTTTTCTTTAAAATTTTATTTTCGCCAGTCCCTGTCAATTTGGTAAACAATCTTTTATCTGGATTGTCTATATATCCAACTTTCATGTACTCGTCGTATGCTTTCAGCCACTCACTATCAAATGGCACATCTCGTTCTGATTGCGGATTCTTAGTAGGTCCCCAACCTTTCTTCTTTCCGTAAACCTTGTAAGTCCTGCGGATTCGTAAACACATATTTTCGCGGTCAACGATAGGCTCTGTAATGCCTGCTGCTTCCGAGAAACGAAGTCCGGTTTTTCCGATAGTGTACAGGAAGAAGTGGGACTGGTACTTAATTGTCTTTCGATAATCTGTGATTACTTGTTCGTATTCATCAAGTTCCAAGTACTTATCCTCCTCTTTCTTGGATTCGACATCGGAGAAAATCTTGACAATTTCGGTAAAATCTTTTTTTAAAATCCCTTGGTGGATAGCAACTTTAATTGCTGCTCTTATATGCGAATTGAACCTTTTGACACTATCTTTCACATAACATTTTGCCAGTTCGTTTATAATGTTTTGATAGGAAGTAGCGTTTATTTTCGAGAGTTTCGTTTCGTGAAAGTATATAGTAATCAGTTTAAGGGTATATTCATATTTACCAAATGTTTCTGGTCCGACATGAGGCTTCTTGTGGACAAGCATCCATTTTTCAAAGTATTCAGCAAGGGTAATGTTCTTATCTTCCACAATGCCGTTGGACAGCTCAATTTCAGCTTGGGATGCTGCTTGAACAGCCTCTGCCTTGGTTCTATATCCTGACTTAGATTTCTGCTTATATGAGCCGTCTGGGGCTTTATATGAGATACGGTATTCCCATCCGTTATCCCTTTTTCTAAAATATGCCATTGATTTACCCTTTCTAATTTGATAAAATGGGTATAGTAAAGAGACCTACTGCAAAGCAGGTTTTTACTATACGGAATTACCCTACACTCAAGCTTTGGTCGGCGGAGAGTGTGGGGATTTTTTTGTTATTCGATATCTAATTGCAAGACTTCTTTGATTTTTGCTTTTAACTTGTCCAAATCTGTCTGGTCGAGTTGGTAGGCTGGTTTGTAGATTTTCTGGAATAGTGCCTTTCCTGATTTGTCAGTGAGGGGAACTCCAGAGGAGTCTACTTGCTTTTTGGTCTTGTAGATGATTTTGCGTTTGTCAATTTCTTGTATTTTTCGGACATAGGCGTAGGCTTTGGGTTTTGATGGTGTGTCTTGGTATTTGGTATTATCCAGCGTGATACCACCTCGGTACTTTTTACCTGCTTTTTTACCTGTTAATGGTACAGCCAAGAGTGTGCCGTCTGTTTTATCGGGCGGTGTCAGAATGATAGCGTAGTGCTTGCCGTAAAATTCATTTCCGCCTTTTTGTGTGAAATTGACAAGGTAGACTTCTCCTTGTTGGAATGTCATGGTAACTCCTTGATAAAAAATAAGGTGCACTTAGAAAAGTACACCAGACTGTTTGTCCTTGACGAACAAGGCTTTATAAATAAATATCGTATCCTTGACGAACAAGGCTTTTGACTAACCTCATTATACCAAAATGAGTGAAATAGTCAAGGATATTTATTTCTGGTGTTGAATTTACCTCTCCCTATACACCTCCACGACTTCGCCGATGGTGCGGAGTGTGTTTTTTGTTTAAGGTAATTTCCCTGCTTCTTTGATAAGATTTTTGTTTTGTTGTTTTACTTTACGTTCTAACTTTTTCAAGTCTTCTGCTGGAGGGAGTTCTTCTGGTTTGATACCACGTTGTCCAAGCATGTTTCGGATAGTTGTATTATTCAAAACGTGTTCATCTGTGATGGATTTTTCGCCATGGAGGTTGTTTTCTTCAACATTGTAATTTGTCATCTCGGTCGCTAGATTTTTTGCTGCGATGGTCAGAGTTGGTAAGAAGTCAGCTAGTGGACGGTTGCTTTTGACACCAAGACGTTCTTTCATTTCCTGTGTGCTATGTCCCCCAAATAGTGCCGTGTCGCCCTTTGACCGAATACGTCCAAATCCTTTGTCGTCAACACCTCTTTCATAGATGTTTTGTGATAGGCGTTTTTCAGATTCTTTGAGTTTGCCTCGAGCTTCTGTGCGTTCAATATAGTGGAGTCGTTCCTCAATCAATTCTTGCTTTCTGGTCTGGACTGCAAAATAGGATTGAGCAAAGGCAATCTCTTCTTTGTTAGTGTCTCCGTTTATGGCAATAAGGTAACAAGCGTAACGAGTAAGCATATAGTCTTTAACGGGGCGTTCAGAACCACTGCCTAAAGGAACCATTTTCGTGACCTCACGAAAATGGTCTGACACCTTGGTGTCACTGGTTTCTACGGAGTTCATCGCTCTTTGGATAGCTTTATGAAAATTCTCCCAACGTTCGTAACCAAGTAGGGGCATAAGGTCACGGGCGTACCAGTAATCAATGAATTCATTTTCGGTTTGATTGACTATGCTATCGAATTTTTCTTTGGTTCTATAAATTTTTGATTGTTCCATGTTTCCTCCTATCCCCTATAAATATCCACCACTTCACCGATGGTTCGGAAGTCGGTGTCTGCTGTGATTGGGATGTTGTCATAGTCTGGGTTCAGGCTGTGGAGGTAGGCGCCTTGGTCTGTGATACGGAGTTGCTTGATGTAGGCGTCGCCGTTATAAGCGAATACTCCGATGTCGCCGTCAGATAGATCTACGGATAGTTTGACGAATATATAATCGCCTGAGTGGTATTCTGGTTCCATGGAGTCTCCGTAGATAGGGACAACGAAGTCAGCGTCCACTTCAATAGGTAATTCGATTGTTTCGACCTTTACATCATTCAGATACTGACCTGTGCCAGCGGAAGCGGGTTGGTCGTAGTAGTTGTAGGTGTGGTAGGTGGCTTGCAGTTCGTTTACTGTATTCTTACTGTATGTTACTGTATTTTGTTTATCTAGAAGCTCGCTAGAGTAGCGTAGCACGTTTTTCTGGTTTGGTTCGGTTAATTGTACCACTTTGTCCGAAATCTGCTCTATGAGGCTGTTAGGGGCTGTGGTGGGGGTTCTTGATAAGTCGAACAATACTTGAGGTTCAACTTCAAGAGCTTTGGCATATTTTAAAATGTCCTGCTCATCTAATTGCCTATTTCCGTTTTCATGATTTGAAATCGTATTTTGTTTATAACCAGTTTTTTTAGCAAGTTCAACTTGCGTCATTTTTTTGGATTTTCTTAATTCTCTAATGGAATTACCAAGTATGTTTTTCATTGTTCTTGCTCCTTTTTACTATATTATAACGCAATGAGATAAAAAAATAAACAAAAAAATCTCAAAAAGTGATAAAAAGTTATTGACAAATATCACGTAATGAGATATAATAAAGTCAAGGTTAAGGAATTAACCCCACCAAAACTAAAAAATCAGGAGGTACAGCCAATGGCAAGACACGAAAAAAAGCCTAAGCACTGGGAAATCGACTTCGAAATTCATTTCCTAGGGTTTAGACTTAAATTCCACTACAGCATTGACTGGTAGTCAGTGCAGGGGCGAAAGCCCCTCCCTCTTAGGAGGGTGTAGGTCTATTATAGCAATTGGCTGTACTTCCTGCAAGGAGTATCTTATGAGTTGGAAAAAAATTCTCTTTGGTAGTTATGAAAAGACCTTTGTCAGTCAGGATGGCAGGGCAAAGACGACTATCTCTATCAAGGGTGGATTGTTGCTTAATCTGTTGGCACTGGTCGGGCTGGTTGGCTTGATTTGGTGGCTGATTGGTCTATTTACATAGAAAGGAGTGAGGGTTATTGACAAATAAAGAAAAAGTACGTTCACGATTTTTACTTCCTAAAAAAAGATTAAGAGAAGAGCGGAAAAAGCGTGAGCTAACAACTCTGTATATGGCTGATTTGATTGGTCTGAAAAATCGTCGGCAGTATGAGTTGAAAGAAAAAGGTCAGTTCCCGTTTCAAGATTATGAGATGGCTATCATCTCAAAAGAATTTGGAATGTCAGAAACTGACTTATTCTTTAGTCGATAATATCTCGGTATGAGATTATTATTTTAAAACAAAATATCTCAAACAGAGATAATGACTCTGCTATTTATGGAAAGGAGAATGACATGAACAAGAAAGGACGACCAGCAGGGGTCAAAAACGATCGTGGACTTTACACAATCGCGGTACCAAAGGAAATCTACGACCAAATAGATGATTTGGCTATCGGTAGCGGTAGGTCGCGGACGGCTGTTGCAAGCTTTATTTTTACAGAAGGACTGGAACATATCCAAATTGTCGAGGAAACAATCACACGCAAGCGGATTGTGGGTATTGAGTAGGGAAAGGCCAACCAAACTAGAAAGGAGAAAGGGATGAACGAACTAGAAAGAACAGCCCTCAATGAAATACTGAGGACTGTGACATATATTGCGGAGAAGGTGGATGAACTTGACGCTAAGATTTCTTTGAGCGATTTACAAGTTCTTGAGCATCAAGAAAATTGAGTTTCATTTCCATGTAGTGAATAACTCCGTGAAGGTAATTTTTGAGATGAGAAAAATCTTTATCAGGATTATTTCTATAGTAATGACCTTCGTCGTTGCCAATATAAGCAGATGCAAGTGCAAATGTTTTAAGGTCATCATCCTTGATATATTTTTCGATAACCTGTTTTAACGGCATTTTAATGATTTTATCTTCGTCATCAGGATTTGTGACAATAGAGAAATCTTTAACAAAAAACTCAAGTGCCTTTCGATAGCCGATTCCTGCGATGTGGTCGAGTTGTTCATGTTCTGCTTTTAGGGCTTGAACATAGATTTGTTTACCGATTGGGGAAACTAATTCTACATCGTCAGAAATAGGTATATCACTTGGGAGGCTAGGAGTAACTTTAAGATGTTCGATTTCGTATTTATCGGTGTAGGAATTAATCCGATGCCTTGTTGCTATAAATTCTTCTGTCCAGAAGTGCTTACAACCTAAGCATCTAAATGTTAAGACCAAACTTGTTTTTTCTTCGCCGAGAGGAAAATAAGAAGAGTTCACCAGATGTGGATTGGTTGGTTTTTTACAATTTGGACAGATATCATCGATAGTTACAGGTCTAGAAACAGAAGAATTTATTTTTGCTTGAAATATCATAATATTTCTCCAATCGTTTTTATTTTAATTATATCAAATCAGAAAGGAATTTTATGAACGAAATTATCAACGTTAGTGTGAATGATAATCAAGAGCCTGTTGTGTCTGGTCGGCAGTTGCATGAGGCTTTGGGTGTCAAGACGGCATATAAGGACTGGTTCCCTAGAATGACCGAATATGGATTTGTCGAAGGACAGGACTTCTGCTCAAATTTGAGCGAAAGTACGGGAGGTCGTCGAGCGGTTGACCATATTATCAAGCTGGACATGGCCAAGGAAATTGCTATGATCCAACGGACAGACCGAGGCAAGCAGGTACGGCAGTACTTTATCCAAATAGAAAAGGACTTCAACAGTCCAGAGAAGATTATGGCACGGGCTCTGCTACTGGCAGACAAAAAGGTCCATCAGCTGGAAGCACAGATTGAAGCGGACAAGCCCAAGGTGCTGTTTGCAGATGCAGTGAGCGCTAGTCACTCATCTATCTTGGTTGGAGACCTAGCTAAACTTATTAGCCAAAACGGCTTTAAAATCGGCGCAAATCGCTTGTTTGCGTGGTTGCGTGAGAATGGCTATCTGATTAAGCGCAAGGGCAGCGATTGGAATATGCCGACGCAGAAGTCTATGGAACTAGGTTTATTTGAAATCAAAGAGACGACTATCACACATGCTGACGGTCATATCTCGATTAGCAAAACTGTAAAGGTTACAGGCAAAGGTCAGCAGTATTTTATCAATAAATTTTTAGCTGATGATGTTGCTTGAAAAACAAAAAAAGCCTGACGGCAATCAGGCTCTTACTAAAATTACTTACTTGAATTATAACACACGAAAGCGAGGTTTGACAAGATGGATACTATGTTAGAAGCGTTCGAGTCTTTGAAACAAGAAATTATCCAAGAAGTCTTGAGCGAAGTGCGGAAAGAACTTGCTATCGAGAGAAAACCCTCTCAGATATCTGATAAAGCCATTGGTGTGAAGGAAGCCTGTGAAATCATGGGAATGAGTCGTAATCCGTTTATGGCAATTGTGAAGGCTGGGAAAATCCCTTATCACATGGCTGGAACTCACTTCCGTTTTGACCAAAGAGACATTGAATATTACAAAGCAAAGATGAAAGTAAAGAAGAAAGTGAAGGGAATAAGTGCATGACAGAAGCAATATTATCATTATCAATTTTCGCGGTGCCAATCTTGGCGGTAGGTATTTTGGAACAACGGAAGCTGGAAAAACAACGCCGAAAGCGCGAACTAGCTTTGATACGCGAGATGGAACTAATTAATCAGTTTAGACATGGCATGGCGTACCGTGATGAGTGTTTAAAGCAACGTGTACTTAACACAGAGCGTCAGCAGGTGGATAAAGAAGGGGAGCGATATGCAAGAATGGTTGGCTAAATTTTTCAAACAAGAAAAACCTGCTATCCCTCGTCCGCTTTACACACTAGAACAGGAAAATCAACTATTGCATGACATGGCCCGTGACATCGCTGAACAACGAAATGAATACCGTATCGAAAATCAGCGGTTAAGGGATGAGAATGCTATGTTGAAACGTGAGTTAGAGAGCGCAACATGACGAAAGAATCGAAAATAGAACTCTTGCTGAAATCGTTTGAGAACTATCGGAAGACAAGAGATATAGAGCATTTGAACGATGTAGAAAGGATTTTGGAATATGACAGAATTGACGACGATTGATAACACGCTTCAGCTTGCGATTGTTGGAGTTTAGGAGGGTTGGATAGTGCAATATATCTTTCAGAAATACACATGAGAATTATACGTCTATAAACAATGCTTGTTTGCAAGATGAAAGGCTAGGACCAGCCACAATTGGCATATTAGCGGTAGTTTTATCGAACAAACCTGATTGGGTTGTATATCCTGAGGAAATAGCAAAAAGAATGGGAGTTAGCAGACAGTTTGTTAACAAGCATTTCAAAATACTAGAAGAAGCTGGCTACCTATTTGTGATTAAAAAAGGCGGCGGTCGAGCTAAAGGAGTAACTCCTTTTCGATTTTTTAACGATAAACCTTTCACTGATAAATTTAAGGAATATATCCAGCAGAAACTAGACGAAGAGTTATCCACAGGTAATAACGCTCAATAATTTACAACTGTTAAGTTTTACATTTTTGTAAAATACAACAGTTGAAAGTTACATTTTTGTAAAATACAACAGTTGTATCTGTGCCACTAATAAATACTAACTATATAACAAGTACTAACCTTAATAATAATCTAGGGGCTATCGCCCACTAATAAACAATAAGAGGCTAAAGCCTCTAACTAACTCAAAAACAAACTAATCGTTATATATAAATAATATATATAGGGATTTACAGAAGTTATCCACAGGAGGAAAATCATGAAACAAACAAACACATTTATCGTATTACGAGATAAAGAAGGGAACTACTTAGCTGGGTACAAAAACAATCCACAGGTTTTGGCATATTCGGCAGATTGGATTAGTGCTATTAACGAGGCTTTGACAATCCCGGAAAAGTACTTTTATGGTGAGGATAATGAGCAATACTTAGCAATGACAAAGATGTTCAACGCTGAACTAATAAAGGTGCAGGCGGAATATACCTTGACAACTTTGGATGGACAAGAGCCAGCTGAACCAGTCAAAGATACTGAGGATGTCAAAGACTCATTCAAGAAGTTGCTTGATATTTTGACTAAGGACTAGTCAGCGATGAAATGGCAACTACGTGAAAACCTTGTCTGGCAACGTGCCACGGCAGGAGAGAAGGAAAAACTGCTGGATACAGGTTTAGCTGATAAGGCAGGATACATCCGCCTTGTCAGAGAGCTAGGTAGAAAGTATGTTGCATAGGAGGTACGGTATGGAAGGTACTTACCCATGGTTTGATTATGACCGTGACTATCTACAACCTGATGAACCAAGACAGGTACATGATCCTGATGAATGGGTGTTCAGAGGCGGTCAATGGATTTATGTAGGGGATGCATAATGACAGAGGAATTACTAGATACAATCCGACGGCTGAGGTGTGATTATTTCCACCTAGGCCGAGAGCTGGGCGAGATTATCAATGAGCAACAGGACTTGATACTTGCCCTGAAACGAGAAAACAGACGCTTAAAGCGTGAGAAATGGAATTTGAAACAGACGAAGAGGAGAAAGAAATGAGTAATCTTGCAGTTATTCAAAAAGATATTACAGATGCCGTGAATGCGAAAGTGTCGCAGATGCAGAACGAAGGCTTGGTAGTAGCACCAAACTACGCACCGGCAAATGCTTTGAAGTCAGCATTTTTTGCCATGACCAACAGCCCAAGCGGGAACTTGCTTGAAAAGTGTTCGAAAGAAAGTATTGCCAATGCCTTGCTTGACATGGTTGTTCAAGGGTTAAGTCCAGCAAAGACCCAATGTTACTTCATTCCATATGGGAGTACATTAAAAATGACACGGTCCTACTTTGGGACTATGAAGGTTGTCAAACAACTGTCCAACGTGAAAGATATTTGGGCAGAGGTGGTCTTTGAAGGGGATGTGCTTAAAATTCGCAATGACAATGGGCGCAAGGTTCTGGAAAGTCACGAAACAAATTGGACCAACCAAGATAATGCAATTATCGGTGCTTACTGCATCATTGAAAAAGTGGACGGTGAGCGAATTTTGACGGTCATGACCAAGAAAGAGATTGATCGCAGCTGGCAACAGTCGAAAAATAAATCTGTCCAAAATGCTTTCCCTCAAGAAATGGCAAAGCGTACTGTTATCAATCGTGCAGCCAAGCAATTCTTCAATACGTCGGACGATAGTGACATCTTGATTGAAGCTGTTAATCGGACAACTGAAAATGAATTTGATGACAATCGTCAAATCAAAGAAGCAGAGCCAGTTCAATCAGCTGGGCAGGATATCCTGGATAAGATGACTGGAAAGACTGTTGCTGAAGAACCTGCAGAAGATGCAACTATTTCTGAAACGGAAACTGTTGAAGAAGCAGGAGTGGATATTTCCAAAATGGAAACAACCGAGCAGATCATTGATGCCGAAACCGGCGAAATCTTAGATGAGGAGGAACCGTTCTAATGTCTGAAGAACTATCTCTGTTTGACAATCTGGAAAGTATGGCACCAGTTCCGACTGCGACAGTGTTAGATTTTGACTTTGAATTCACACCAGCCCAAATCACTATCGTGGGCAAGGATTTGTTGGAACAGGCACTTACTGGATACGTTGAAAAATACAAGAACTACACCGTCACAGCAGAAACGTTTGAAGATGATGCCAAGGTCCGAGCTGAGTTAAACAACCTGCAGAAGAAGGTCAAGTCAGCCGTTAAAGAGAAACTGGCAGATTACAACAAGCCCATCGACGAAGTCAAGGCTTGGGTGGACGGCTTGTTGGAACCTATTGTCAAAATCGGCAAGTCGATTGACGAAGGTGTGAAAGCGTTTGAAGAACAGGAACGACTTAAACGCGCAAAAACCATTGAGGAGCTATTCCAGGAAACTATTGCAAGCACAGGAAAAGACATTGACATCCGTTTGTTCAGCAAGTATTTCGATGAGTTTTCCAAGAAGACGTGCTTTATGGCCGACAATGTTCGCCCTAATAAAGCAACGGTCAATATGGTCACTAGCTTAGTAGAGGAAGAAGTGGCCGAGAAGGAAGAATATGAGTCAGCACTAATCAAAATTACTGAAGCAGCTGCCAAAGCAGACTTTGGTCCAGCCCCTTACGTACGTAGTTTTGAACAAGGAGCAAGCCTAGCTGATATCTTACAAGCAATTGCTGATGATAAAGCCTTGGCAGATAGAACCCGAGAGGAGGTTAAACGCAAGCAACAACTGGCAAAACGAATTGAAGAAATGACTGCTATTGCAGAAAGCAAGGGACTAGATCCGAAGAAGTATGCCGATATGCTCAATTCAGGGACATCTGCACTAGTTGTCCACGAAGAACTTGTTAATGACGCAAGAAAATGGCAAGAAGAGCAGGACCGAATGGAGCAGGAATTTCTAGCTCAACATGGAGCTGTTTGCGGAAATGCTCAAAATCGTCAAAATTCTGACGAAATCCAACGAGAAAATGTGTCAGAGGGTAAATATACATCCGAGCAGAAAAACGCGTCAGAGGACAAAATAGAGCTGAATAAGAGGGTGGTTAAATGGCAAGGTGATTTCAGAATTACTTTCCCAGATGGAGAGACTGCTAAGTTATTCGGTGGTAAGGGTGGTTTGTATGAACAACATGGGATAGTTGTTGAGAAATTAGGAGAATGGGTAAAAATCAATGACTAAACTAACTGAAGAAAATTACTACCAAGACCGTCAATGGCTGTCAAATTCTCGCTTTAAGGCTTATATGGACTGCGAAGCGAAAGCTAAAGCCATTGATGATAAGGAGTGGGCAGATAATCGTGATGACACGGCTTTGCTTGTAGGAAATTACGTCCATACCTACTTTGAATCTGAAGAAGCTCATGCTAAGTTTGTTGACGCCAACAAAACTAGGATGATTTCGAGTCGTGGTGCGACCAAGGGCGAGCTGAAGAAAGAGTTCCAAGTCGCCCAGAACATGATAGATGCTCTGAAAGATGACAAAGATTTCTTGCCTCTCTATCACGGCAACTCAGGCGACGATGTCCGCAAGGAGATGATTTTAGAAGGCGAAATCTTCGGTATCAAGGTCAAGGGTAAGGTGGATAGTATCAACTTGACTGAAGGCTATTTTGTGGATCTGAAAACTATGAAGACCATCCGTGGTCTTGAATGGTCCGATGTGGAACGAAAGAAAATCTATGGAGCTGCTGCTAACATTTTGGGTTTTCGCTACGATGTCCAGCTGGGGCTGTACCAGGAATTGTTGCGACAAATGGGCTATCCAAATTTTGTACCGTTCGTCGTCGCAGTCAGTAAGGAAGACGTGCCTGACAAAGCAGTAATCACTATTCCTCAGCATTTCTTAGATGAGGGATTGCAATTTTTCGAGAACAATGTCGAGCGTGTTGCAGGTATTATCGCAGGCGAAATCAAGCCGAAAGGTTGCGGGAATTGCGACTACTGCCGCAGTAAGCGAACCCTGGACCGCGTCATCAATTTAGAAGATTTGATCGCGGGGATATTTTGATTGAGGAGAAAAAAATGTTCAAGGTTAAGATAAGATTCAATGATGGTTCATCGCTTGACTATACTAGTAAAGACGAGGCAGAAGAAAACAAAATCAGGCACAGTTTGGATAACAACGTACCATTGGCAATCGTAGAAAGTAATAGAACAATAATGATTGTCCCTCAAAATATTATTCTTGTAGATGTAACCAAAGCAGAAAAATAGCAAGAAACTGAAATGACAATCTTTTGTATCTGGGAACACAAATAACGTGCCGTGAACCACGCTAAAAGCGAACTAGAAAGCGTGTCAATTGGAAACAATCGGTTGACGGGGACGATAGCGACTGCCCGTATTTAGCCAAACTCACACAATGGCAGTCGCTGGATTTTGGAAATGAAATTTGAAATACCAATCGAACCCAAACCGCAGAGCCGTCCAAGAGCAGCTATGCGTGGCGGACGTGCGACGGTCTATGAAGATGGGAAGATGGTTGCTTGGCGGAAAAAATGCACTGAGTTTGTTAGGCAGAATTACGATGGTCCATATTTTGATGGGGCAATCAAGGTTGAGGCAACATTCTACATGTCTGCTCCGAAGTCCATGTCGGAACCGCCGAAACCGAAGTCTAAAACTAAGAAAGTGCAACAGTATGATAATTTTATCAATGAGCGAATTTACGTAGATAAAAAACCAGATTTAGATAATCTGGAAAAAGCGGTCTATGACAGCATCAGTAAGGCGGGGTGTGTTTGGACAGACGACAACATAATTGTCGAGCATACAACGAGAAAGGTGTATAGTCCTAGACCGAGAATCGAGATTAAAGTGGAGGAAGTTGAATGAAAAAATTTGATGGTGCCAAAGTTACGAAATTTAGAGAACAACGAAGATGGACAAAAACTTATTTGGGTAAATTGGTAGGTCTTTCTCAACAATCTATCACAGACATTGAATACAACCGAAACAAATCAGAATTGAATAGAAATTTTCAAAATAAACTGTCAGAAGTGTTTGGTGTTCCTATCAGTAAATTTTACAGCGAAGAAAGCGAGATAAAATACAATTATAAACCATCTGGATCAAGAGTAAAAAGCAATAGCCCCTTCAGAAAAATTGAGTTTGGTATAGAACAATTTTTGGAAGCATCTAAAGGGTATGATGAGACGGTGGAAGTAGAATATATCGGATTTGAAAAATCAAGAATGGATGCTTGGGAGTTCCTTGATTTATATGGGGATAGAAAAATCCGACTTATCAAGACAGAGATAGCGAAAGAAGTGACCACAACTTACAGAGAAGATGAATTAATTGATAAAGATGAAACTATAAACAGTGTCATTGTTTTGTATGTTAAGCCTAGAAAGGACAAATCAGATGAGCAAGAATTTTGAAGAATTAAAAGACAAAGTTGTCCATTGGGCGTGTAAGAGAGATTTGCACCAAGCAGACCCTAAAATCCAATGGATGCGAGTGACAGAAGAAGTCGGAGAAATCCGAGATGTGTTGTTAAAACCAACCAAGTTCGAGGACCCTAAACGAGCATTGAAAGATGCTTTGGGTGATTCCTTGGTTGGCTACACAGCTTAACCTAGATTTGGTCGAATGCCTGGAAATTGCGTATGAAGAAATCAAAGACCGCAATGGAAAGATGGTCAACGGTACATACATTAAGTCGGAGGATTTGTGATGGGGAACTACAAATTTAGCGCAGACTTAGAATCTTGGAAGCTGTTAGGAAATAAGATGGAAACAGAGATTTACGATAACGTAACCAAACCAAAACATTACCAAGGTAAGTATGGTATGGAAGCCTTGGAAGTGGTCAAGAATTTTATCTGGGATTTAGCAGGCGAGCGCGCTTACTATTGGGGCAATGTCATCAAGTATCTGTTGCGATTTCAGCAGAAGAACGGTGTTGAGGACTTGAAGAAGGCTCGGCAGAATTTAGGTTGGCTAATTGAGGATTTGGAAAAGGAAGAATAAACATGGCTTGGACAGTAACAGTATTATTTGATCACATGTTAGTTGATGAAACGCATTACTTCGAAAATGAAGCTGATGCTTTGAAATGTAAAGCAGGGCTGGAAGCTAGGTATCGAGGTCAGCGGTTGTACAGTGTGAAGATGGAGGAAGTATGAAAGAAAACGATCCATTGGTTTTAGTGACTCTGTGTATTGTCATTGCTTTATTTGCAGCAGTGACAGAAGTAAAAGTATTGCGTGAACAAGTGAAAAGACTGGAAGAACGTGAAATGGTTATTATCCATAAAGTCGATAATGCGGGCGTGACAATGGTTGGAAAAGTCACAAGGAAGGACATTGTTGACGGTAGGTACTATGTAGAAATCGGTGCCTACGGCAAATTCCTAGTCACAAAGGGTCAGTTTGAAACGATTAATATTGGTGATGATATTCCGGATTACCTACAAGGAAGGGGTAGTTGAGATGACAAAAACTCAAGAGCCTTGCTTGGCAAAAATAGGTAAATACTGGGAAAGAGCCGATTTTTTGGGAGTGTTTCAACATTCTGGGACAAATCTTATCTTTGGTCATCAATTTGCTGGACCAGTTGCTGTAGTTAGATTTAGAGGTAGACTGGTAAAAGTAGAGATTGAGAATATTGATTTTTGTGAGGTGGAAAATGAACAAGCGGCAACGTAAAAAGAAAATACTGAATGGATTGAGTACAGAAGAAAGATACCGTAGAACGCATTGCCCTGTTTGTAAAGAAAAAATCGGAGTATTTGACAAATATTTTAATACATACGGTTTTTGCTCTGAATATTGTGGCTATGAATACTATGGAATTTCAAGATTATAAAACTGAATAATGAAAGGATGGGATTGAAATGACACTATTTGATGAAGTACAGCAATTAAGTTCAGAAAGCTATGACAAGTGGTTTGAACGTTACTTTAAAAAATATGATTTGGAAAAAGTCATTAAGAAATCAGCTATGCAAGGGTATAGTGGCCATCTGATTAGTGTCTTAAAAGTTAAAGATGATTATACGAGACGAAGATTGGATGATGAAAGGACCCTTGAGAAAATCAAGGAATTGTTAGGAGATGGTTTCAAAGTAGAGTATCATTCGACCTATAGTAAAAATTTGTTTACTGGTGAAGATTTTATAACCAACAAGCAAATTCATATCACATGGGAATAAAAAAAGCCAAGGCACTCTCTGCCCAGGCTGTGGTTTCGCTATCAATATTATACCACAAAAAGGAGACAGAGAGTGAACAAGTTATCAGATGTAGAATTGAGAGCATTAGATTCGAAGTTATTTGACTACCAACAGATTGACAAGAAAATTGCTATCCGCAAGCTTGAAATCCAGACAGAGGTGTCCAACGATTGCAACATTGGCGGAGGTAAGCCGAATATCGTTTCTAAACCAACAGAGTCGCTTGTGGCACGTTGGTCGAGTGATGTGAGGATAAACGGCCTAGAGCAATTCCGAAAAGCTGTGGAAGCAACAATTGAGTCTTTGGATGACGAGCTAAAAAAGATTTTCTATTTACGCTGGTCAATTCGGTCGGTAAATACTTGGGAGGAAATAGCTGTTATGCTTAATGTATCCCGCAAGAGTATCTATCGCAAAAGAGAGCGGATTTTGACAATTTTTGCAGATTTTCGAGGAGATTTGTAAAATTGACACAAAAACCGCTTTAAGTGTCACGATTTTAATGTTAAAGTTGTATCATCAGATTACAAGGTTATGATAGAATCCCTTCGGGAGACGGTCCCGTAAAAAGAGGCATAAAGCTGTGGCCATCGGATGTTGCGTGCGACATCTATGGATGCTATCTGCGGGGAACATGAGCCAGATTGGAAATCGGCGAGGGTAGCGCCCTGAGCAAGTCCGTGTGACGTCCACGGCATAACGCTATGTGCAGGTTCGATTCCTGCTGTTCCCGTTAGACAAGTTAGCTTAAAGCGTAAGTAGTTGATAGACGTATCAACAAGGGGCGCATGTGCAAAGCGCTGGGCTGATAACCCAGAGATGGGGGTTCGAATCCTCTGCTTGTGGTTTAAAAACTAGCACCAAAAAAATAAATAATAAAGGACCCAGTGACCATGTTTGCTAGTATCATGCGAGGGGCTAAAATTTTTCACTCGAAAAGACTGCAGAGATGTGGTCTTTTTGTAATTTGGAGGAGGTGATGGAAAATTGCTAAGTTAACGATAAAACAACGAAAATTTATTGATGAGTACATCATCTGTGGAAATGCGACAGAGGCAGCACTCAAGGCGGGTTACAGTAAAAAAACAGCCGGACAAATCGGTGAGCAAAACTTGAAAAAACTTGAAATAAAATCGGCAATTGCTGAAAGAATGAAACAACTCGAAAGTAGCAAAGTGGCTACCGCAATCGAAGTCTTGCAAATTCTGACGTCTGTTCTTCGACAAGAGTTGACAGAGGAAGTTGTCACGCTTAACCCTGCAACCGGTGAGTATGTCACCGTGCATAAAAAACCTAGCATTGCAGAAGTTATCAAAGCTGCAGGTGAGCTATTGAAACGTTATCCTATCCAAGAACAACTCGAGAAAATCAAACAGGAGAATGAGTTGCTACGTCTTAAAATTGAAACTATCAAGGGTGTTCAATCGGATACACACTTGATGGAAAAATTACTGGAGGTAATCGATGGTCAGGATTGATAAGTTATCTCCTAAACAAATCGACATCATTAGACGTCCTTTTAATTATGAATTAGAAGTCAACGAAGGTACACCTCGTAGCGGAAAGACCACGGCCGGTCATTTTCGGTACGCAAGATACTTAATTCAAAGCGAAGACGAGAACCATCTAATTGCTGCATACAATCAAGAACAAGCCTATCGACTGTTTATTGATGGTGACGGTACAGGCCTTATGCATATCTTCAACGGGAACTGTTGGATTAAACACGATGACCGTGGCGATCATTTGCTGATCGATACTCCAAAAGGACAGAAGCGGGTTTACTATAAAGGTGGAGGCAAAGTCAACTCTGTTGGTGCTATTACGGGTATGTCTTTGGGTTCTGTAGTCTTTTGTGAGATTAACCTCCTGCACATGGACTTTATCCAAGAGTGTTTCAGGCGGACTTGGGCAGCTAAACTGCGTTATCATTTGGCAGACTTGAACCCTCCAGCCCCGCAACACCCAGTCATAAAAGATGTATTCGATGTGCAGAACACTCGCTGGACACATTGGACTATGGACGATAACCCTATCTTGTCGGAGGAGCGGAAACAATCAATCATCAACAACTTACGCAAAAATCCATATCTTTACAAACGAGATGTGCTTGGCCAGCGCGTCATGCCTCAAGGTGTTATCTACGGCCTGTTTGACATGGACAAGAATATCAAGGATGCCTTGATAGGCGAACCTGTCGAGATGTATTTCTGTGGGGACGGTGGTCAGTCGGATGCGACTTCTATGTCTTGTAATATCGTGACTAGAATCCGAGAAAATGGCAGAATTAGTTTCCGTCTTAACCGCGTTGCCCATTATTATCATAGCGGTGCTGACACAGGACAAGTAAAAGCCATGTCAACGTATGCAGTGGAATTGAAGGCGTTTATTAAATGGTGTGTTACTAAGTATCAAATGCGTTATACAGAGGTTTGGATTGACCCTGCATGTAAGTCTTTGAGGGAAGAATTGCACAAGGTTGGTATCATAACCCGAACAGCGATGAATAATTCTCACGATGTGTCTAGCAAATCAAAAGGTATTGAAGTCGGCATTGAACGTGGGCAGAATATTATATCTGACGAACGTTTTGTCCTTGTGGAACATAACGAAGAAGAGTACGACCACTATTATTTTTTGAAAGAGATAGGATTGTACAGTCGCGATGATAATGGTAAGCCAATTGATAAAGACAACCACGCAATGGATGAATTTCGCTACAGTGTAAATGTGTTTGTCACACGCTATGTCAATTTTATTTAGAGGACGATAAATGGGAATTGTACAATCTATAAAAAACATTTTTTTGAGGAGTAAATACATGGTAACAACAGATACGTTAGCCAGCATAGTGGATCATCCGAAAATTGCTGTTAGTCACGATGAGTATGCACGTATCCAAAGTAATTTGACCTACTATGAGAGTAAATGGGACGATGTTATTTATCAAAATACAGCAGGGGAGGAGAAAAAGCGCCCTGCCCAACATTTGCCGATAGCTAGGACTGTTTCTAAGAAACTGGCTAGTTTGGTTTATAACGAACAAGCTGAAATCACGGTTAACAATGCCGAAACAAATGACTTTATTCAGGAAGTTTTGTTGAATGACCGGTTTAACAAGAATTTCGAACGTTATCTTGAAAGTGGACTGGCTTTAGGGGGTCTGGCTATGAGACCTTACATAGCAGGAAATAGAATTCGTGTTGCTTTCGTTCAAGCGCCAGTCTTCTTGCCTATGCAGTCAAATACCCAAGATGTTTCGAGCGCGGCTATCGTTACCAAAACCACAAAAAATAAAGGTAAATCCAAACTCTACTACACCCTGATAGAGTTTCACGAATGGGCAGAGGAAGATTACTATATTTCAAACGAGCTTTATCGCTCCGAGAACTCTACAATTGTGGGAGAACGTGTTCCTTTATCAGAGTTGTACGAAGATTTAAAGGAAAGAGTACTTGTTGAAAACGTTAGTCGTCCATTGTTTACCTACCTAAAAACGCCCGGAATGAACAATAAAGATATTGATAGTCCGCTTGGTTTGTCTATCTTTGATAATGCTAAGACTACAATCGATTTTCTAAATACTACCTATGACGAGTTTATGTGGGAAGTTAAGATGGGTCAGCGTAGAATAGCAGTGCCAGATAGTATGATCAAGATGAATGTCCAGACCGAAGACGGGGATATTCGTTTTGTCCAACGCTTTGAAGCTGAGCAGAATGTCTATCAGATGTTAGGGACTGAAGAAAAAGGAATTGGTATTACAGACCTTACCACTCCGATTCGCGCAGATGATTACATAAAAGCAATCAATGAAGGCTTGAGTTTGTTAGAAATGCAAGTAGGTGTCTCGACTGGTATGTTTACCTTTGACGGAAAAAGTATGAAAACTGCCACCGAAATCGTCTCGGAAAACTCAGATACTTATCAATTAAGAAACAGCATAGTTGCATTGGTGGAACAATCTATCAAAGAATTAGTCGTGTCTATTTGCGAACTAGCTAAAGGTGCGGAACTTTACGACGGTGATATTCCTGAGTTGAAGGATATTGAAGTTAACCTTGATGATGGTATCTTTACAGACCGAAATGCTGAACTTGATTATTGGACGAAAGCTCTAGCAAGCGGTATCGTCAGCAAAGAATACGCAATGAAAAAAGTTCTAGGTCTAGCTGATAATGAGCTAAAGGAGATTGTCCGACAGATTAATCAAGAGAAACCTAGTTCAAGCGAAGTAGACGAGGAACTCTACGATGAGTAAGTTACCGTTTGACCAAGGAGACGAACAGTTCACCTTAGAGATGAATCAAGTTGCTGATGTCTACCATCAGCTATCAATTGATTTGTTTATCAATGTTATTCGCAGATTGAAGAAAAGAGGTACGGCAGACTTACAAAGAGAGCCATATATTTGGCAACTTGAAAAATTAAACGACCTGCACATGTTGACAGAAAACAATGTGAAACTAATAGCTAGTCGTGCAGAGGTCGCTAAGAGCGTCCTACGTAACGTTATTTCGAACGAAGGCTACAAGGTATACAAAGATACTCACGAGCAATTAAAACGCGATACAGGTCAAAATATAGAGCCTCAGCGCTATGTTGTAAAGGAAGCACTGGAATCTTATGCCAATCAGACAACACAAGAACTCGGAAATTTAATCAATACTCGTTTACCTCAAAGTGTACAGAACGTTTATAGGTCTATCATTGAACAGACAGTTGCAAGCGTGGTATCAGGTAGTAAGTCCGCAGAACAGGCATTGAATGACACTCTGACAAAATGGAGTGACAAAGGATTTTACGGCTTTACTGACAAAGCAGGTCGGCATTGGCGTGCAGATACTTATGCAAAGACTATAATAAAAACGACAGCGCTAAGAATTTATCGAGACATGAGAGAACGTCCTGCAGAGGAGTTTGGGGTTGAAACATTCTACTACTCGATGAAATCTAGTGCTAGAGCTATGTGTTCTCCGCTTCAACACCAGATTGTCACAAAAGGCCCTGCGTTTGAAGCGGATGGAACTAGGGTGTTAAGCCTACTAGATTACGGTTATGGAACTGCAGGAGGTTGTCTCGGTATAAACTGCGGCCACTACTTAACACCGTTTATTGTTGGCGTTAATCAGAAACCAGATTTGCCGAATCATCTCAAAGGTGTCTCCCAGAAACAAGCGGAGGACAATGCTAGAGCAGAAGCTCAGCAACGAGCCTTTGAAAGAGAAATACGCAAGAATAAAGAAAAATTGCGTATTGCTCGTGAAATCGGTGACAAGGAGCTTATTCAAAAATATAAATTAAGAGGATTGACTCTAGAGGGTCAATATAAAACATATCTTGATGACCACAGATTTTTGTATCGTAATATTAACCGGGAAGGTTATATCAGAAATGCGAAAACGTATAAAAATACCTACGAAATTCTTGACAATCGGTTGAAAAAAGAGTATTCTGATATACTACAAAATTTAGGGTGTAGAGCGCCCAAGTCTTATAGTGATTTCAAGTCGTTAAGTAGCTCTGAAAGGGAGTCTCTGAGATATGACAATAGGATTGTCAGCTACTTCAAGGGAGAAATTCAGGAAAAACTGACCGAGAAGCAGAAGCAACAGGCAGTAGAAGCTTACTTTAATTTCAAGAAAGACGGAATTGTATTTGGGGACCATGCAATAGCGCGCTACATAGAGCGTATGAGACGCAAAAACGGAACGTTCGTATACAACTATGAGACGGTTAGAACCGCTTTTTCTCTACCTCCTAACTATGTATCAGAGCAGAATGGCAGACTTGCAAGGTACTATAACGGTATCCTCTATATCACAGAACCTGATACGGGTATTGTAGTAACGATGATGAAGACAAGACGAATGAAAGGATTTGCGCCGTATGAAGTACAGTGAAAAAGCATTATCTATGCTAGAAGAAGCAATCAGTGGTAAACTTGAAGATTTTTGGGACTTTTCATTTGATTTCAATGCCCTGCTGGGGGAAGATGAAGAGTTCGCGGAGGGGTGGGACAAAGAAAATCCTGAAATGTTCGATTTATTTTGTGATTATGAATTCTTCATGTTCCTTGAAGAACACGACACAAACGATACCCAAGGTTTTATAGAGTTCCTTAAACCGTATTACGAAAAAGCAAAACAATTAGTAAAATCTTAGCGCCTAGAGAAATCGGGTGCTTTTCTTATGCTCAAAAATAGGAGAGAAATAAATGAACAGAGATAAAAACCAGGTATGGAGACTGTCAAAATTGGCGGTCTGACTTATGCAGTGACTAAAAAGTCAGATTTGCAGGGCACAAATGGAAACTGGGGTCAAATTCAATACAAGAAACTGGAAATCAGTTTAGATGATTCGCTGCCTGAGCAATTAGAAGACCAAACGCTTATCCATGAAATTGTGCATGGGATTCTTGCAGAAGCTGGTTATCCTAATCACGAAGAAGACCAAGCTAACCGCATTGGTCTTGTTTTATATCAAGTACTGACTGACAATGATTTCAGTTGGTTATGGAAAGGAGGGACATCATGAACAAAAGAATGAAAAAGAAACGGTCACGGGTTGAGAGATTAGAGAATAAAGTCGCTCAATTGACAGCGGAAAATATATTATTAACCGACGCACTACGAAATCATGCAGATAATATCTGTGATTTGTATGATATTGTCGAACGCAACGCCCAGGCTACAAATTCAAGGTTTGACAAAATCGAGAAGCAAGTAGCCAATAGTAATACTAAGAAGCCGTTCTGGAAACGGTGAGGAGGAAATTATGTTAGAAAAAGCAAAGAAATTGGCAGCTCAAGAATTTTCGCGTCTGTCAGGTCGTGAAATCAAGACTGAAGACTGTTTTGTAGTTTGGTTCAGTAAAACCCTACAAAATTGGAAAGCATTAGTCAGCACTAATCAAATCAAGTCTGATGAAAAGTGTGGCGACTATGCGGAAGTAACTCATAATGGCGATAAAGCAGAAACTTATGTGGATGTCTATGCCAAGGTATCAAACCGAGCAATCGAAGATTAGGAGCGTGATTCACTCATCTTGACAGTAGGAAAGACTGCTTGAAACTACTCAAAAATACTTAAAACTGGTCGAAATTGACCAGTTTTCTTTATGCCTTTATCCGCAGGCGTTAAAGAACGGAAATATAAGCGACCAATCGCTGAACATTGGAGGATAGCCGAATGGCAGAAGAACAAACAGTAGACCACGCTACTGAAAACGTGGAAGAAGTAGCTGAAAAGACTTTCAGCCAAGAAGATGTCAATCGTGTGGGTAAAAAAGAGCACAAAAGTGGATATGCTAAAGCAATTAAAGACCTAGGCTTTGCTGATGTAGAATCCGCCAAAGAAGCTCTGAAAGCTTATGAAGATTGGCAAGAGTCGCAAAAAACTGAAGCAGATAAGCAGACAGAACTACTTGCTTCAAAAGATAGGGAATTGACATCAGTTTTAGATGCGAATAAACGACTTGAAGCCAAACTGTCAGCTTTGACTCAAGGTGTTAATGCTGACTCTGTTGACGATGTTATTGCTTTATCGGAACGTTTAGTCAATGAAGATACGACGATCGATGAAGCAATTAAGCAAGTTGTCGGTAAATATCCACAATTTGCAACTACTCCAAATACTACCGAGAAGAAACCTACGTTTACGGTGGTAGATAACCCGAGTGCAAGTACAAAGTCAGATGTGTCAAAAGACCAATTCGGAAAAATGACATATGTGGAGCGCCTTGAACTCAAACGAACAAACCCTAAATTATACGAACAACTGAAAGGAAACTAATATGGCAACAGGATTAACAAAAATGGAACAAATGCTAGACCCAGAGGTTCTAGCAGATATGATTGATGCAGAAATCGGGAAGGCTATCCGATTTGCGCCACTTGCAGAAGTAGATACAACCTTGCAAGGCCAACCAGGTACAACTTTGACCGTGCCAAAATGGGACTACATTGGCGATGCGGAAGAGGTAGCTGAAGGCGAACCAATTCCGGTTACTCAACTTGGTTTTACAAAAACCACAATGACCATCAAGAAGATTGGTAAGTCTGTAGAAATCACAGACGAAGCGATTCTCTCTGGCTATGGCGACCCAGTAGGTCAAGCAGCTAAACAAATCGTTCAAGCTATTGACCATAAAGTAGACGCGGATGTTTTGACAGCTCTTCAAGGCTCTACTCAGACAGTTACGGCAAGCATCACGGTCGATGGTCTGTCTAAAGCGCTTGATATTTTTAATGACGAAGATGATACACCAACCGTTTTAGTTTTGAATCCTGCAGATGCTTCTGCATTACGACTTGATGCAGGCAAGACATGGCTATCTGCAACGGAACTTGGTGCAAGTCGTATTGTTTCTGGGGTGTATGGCGAAATTTTAGGAGTGCAGCTTGTACGTTCTCGTAAATGTCCAAAAGGGACAGGTTTCTTAGTCCGTGAAGGTGCTCTGAAAATCATGTTGAAGCGCGAGACCATGGTGGAAACCGACCGCGATAAAAAGCGTTTGATTAATGCTATTATTGCGAATAAGCATTACGGTGTATACCTTTACAAGGCTGAAAAGGCAGTTAAAATCACATTCGCTCCTTCTGTGTAAGAAAGGAGATGACGGATGCCTAAATACACTGTAAAGAAAGCTTATATGGATAAGGATACACGTCTTCTATGCGAAATTGGAGACGTTGTAGAACTGACAAAAAAGCGCGCCGATGAAATTAACGAGGCAGGAAAGCTCTATTTCGGAAATGAGGTAGAGCTTGTCAATGCCCTCAAAGTTGGTAAAACAGAAGCGGTTTCTGAGTGATATAGCTAGAAAGGGTGAAGGACATGAATTTCTTAACCTTTGAAGAAGTTGTTGAAATCCTCGGCTCTGATAGAGTCACTCGCGAGAGTTATAGTCGCTTTATTTCTAAAGCTGAGGAAGTTGTTGATCAGTTGACAAATCGATACTATCAACAACATAAACTAGAAGACGACCCTGTAGAATTCAGAGTCAAGCAGTTTAAAAAAGCCATCTGTATGCAACTGATTTACTTTTCCGATATGGAAACAGATACCTTTGAAGGATTAAACCGTGAACCAGAACATATCAGTATTGGTCGTACTTCTATTTCAAAATCCGGAAAGACAGGAACTGGTAATTCTAGGACAATACCGTTAGTAGCGCAAGATGTCTATGGCTGTTTAACAGGGACCGGCTTGCTCTATAGGGGGATTTGATATGAGAATACCAAAGCCACCTATAGAAATCTTGAATGAAACTGTCGGCTATTTGGAGTATATCGGAGAAGGCGATTATAACAAACGAGAGTATGGTGACGAACAGACAATTAACCATGTTCGAATCGACCGCTCATCGAAATATTCTTGGAACGGAAAGAGCAAGGAAATCCAGTATAAAGCAGTTGTGCTATGCTACCAAGGCTTGACTACTCCGTTGCCTACTTTTAAAGAACAGTCAATACTTCGTTTTGATGGGATAGACCATGTTATCGTCAATGTGATTCCAAATAAGGAACCTTTTAAAGACGCGCTGTATTCAGTAGAATTGGAGGTACTGTAGTGTCTATTTCGATTCAAGTTGATTTGAAGGGGGCAAAAAAGAAATTGAGCGACCACAATATTCGTAGAGGACGCATTGCGATGTCTAGCCAAATTTTGCTAGATAGTGACCAATATGTACCTAACCGAGACGGAAAATTGCGACCTTCTGGGCATATGTCTCGTGATGGGAAAGAGGTGTCCTGGAACACAGTATATGCTAGAGCACAGTTCTACGGTAAAAATGGGATTGTTACTTTCAGGAAGTATACAACACCAGGTACTGGAAAACGTTGGGACGAAAAAGCTAAAGCAATCCACATGACCGATTGGGTACAGCGTTTTGTGAAAGGAGCAGGTTTCTAATGGACTTTCTTAGTCAACTTAAAAATCATATTAACGAAAACCTGAATTTGCCCTTTCAAATGAAAATTGGGTATTTAGATGACCAAGAAAGTTTAGTTGTCTATACTCTGCCAGGTAGCTCGGTGAAAAGAGTATACTACGATGGTACTAAAGAGTTAACGCTTAACATCGAGATTGCAATTAAGTCTAAACAAGGTCAATTAGCTGAGGATTCTCTTTGGCAGATTGCAGGTCTTTTAGAGGTTCTAGAAGACCTGCCTAGCGCTAATGGGAGCTTTGATTTAGAAGATATAGAGGTGACGAGTCGTCCGTTTATGAATGAGGTTCATGAGCAAGGGTGGCTTGTCTTTTTGTTAAACGCAAAAGTAAATATAACACAATTAAAGGAGAATTAATCATATGGCAAAGCATAAGAACGCTCTGCGTGGGCATTTTATTGCACCGTTTACATCCATTGACGCGAAACCAAACACGGACGCATGGCTTGAATTGGCTAGATGGATTTCTGATGTAACAGATGACACAGATGAAAAAGTTGATGAACAGGCATACTACGACAGTGATGGGACAGAAGAAACGGTCGTTACAGGTGTAAAAGTCGCCTATTCATTTGAAGGGTTGTACGACCCAGAAGACAAGGCGCAGAAGCATATCGCTGATTTGAAACTCAAATTAGGTAATGACCGTCTTGTCTGGCACAAAGTCGTATCTGCTGATAAGAAGAAAGAGTGGGTTGGACTTGCGACTGTAACCGAAATTATTGCAGGTTCTGGGGCGGCTTCTGAGTATGAGAAGTTTGGATGTAAGATTTCTTACAATTCTATTCCGGAAGAGTCTGTGCCAGTAGGTGGCTAGAGAGGTCTTGTACCTCTCTTTTTGTTTATTGAAAAGGAGAAGATATGGCAAACGGTATCAGTGTTGATGTTGTTCGTAGCGGTTTTCCAGTCAGTATTGGTCCAGTAGAGCTTTGGTTTGATACTTCCGATGAGTTCTTAGTGACTTTTTTCGATTTGGAACAGGAAGCCCAAAAACGGTTGGCAGAATTTGAAAAATCAATTGTCGAAGCGAATTTGGACAAGAAGTTAGAAGAAGGTATCACTAAGGACACCTTGCTTGGAGCTATTGACCTGGAGAAAAAACTACTTGAAATTCAGTATGATCTACTCTTTGGCGATGGGACATTTGAGAAATTATATGCAGAATTTCCGGACCATCAAGCATTAGATTTAACGCTTGAAAAGGTGGCTGCATTGATTGAAGCGAAATTGTCTGAGTTAAAAATTGAGCGCGAAAACATTGTAAAAGAACGTATCAACAAATATAAGAAAAAGTCTAAAACTGCTAAGAAGTAGGTGGTCAAATGAGATTAAATGACCCTCTTTATGACAGTTTCGAATTTGATGGTGTCGTTTATCCATTAGACCTATCTTTTAATAAAGTCTTAGATACATTTGATTGTCTACGAGATGATTTGCTATCCGACTTAGATAAAGTCCAGTCTTGTGTAGGTATTATTACAGGTAATTTTGATGTTGAGCTTTCTCTTGCAATTGATTTGTGGTTACACATTCGTAAGCATTTTATTGATAGTCAAGAAGATGACGAAGTGCAGTATGACAGACAAGGGAATCCGATGCCTCAAATCAAGAATGAGGGAACAGGTCCGCGTCTAATGGATTTAGAGAAAGACGCAGAATACATCTATGCTAGTTTTTTACAAGCTTATGGAATTAATTTGTTGAAAGTTCAAAATCAACTATCATGGCAAGAATTTAAAGCTCTACTTAATTCCTTGCCAGATAATACGGTTATGCAACAAATTGTGCAAATTCGCGCATGGAAACCAAGTAGCGGTGAAAGTTCTGACTATAGACAGAAAATGAGACAACTACAAGCTAAATATCGATTAGATGACGGAGAGGAGGAAGAAGATGGCAGCTGATGGAAAGGTAACCATACTAGTTGATGTTGATGGTAAGCAAGTCAAGGTCTTGAATAATGAACTGGATAAGGTTGCGGAAAAAGGCAAAAAAGGCTCTACTTCCCTCAAAAACTTCGCTTTGGGCGTAGCGGTTTTCTCTTTAGCTAAAAAAGGTGTCGATTTACTGGTTAGCTCGCTTGATGGAGCTATTAAACGATTTGATACGTTGGAAAAATTCCCTCGAGTTATGAAAGCGATGGGCCATAGTACAGAAGATGTTGCTAGTTCAACAGACAAGCTCGCGAATGGCATTGACGGGCTACCTACTACCCTTGATGAAGTTGTGGGTACGGCTCAACGCTTGACCTCTATTACAGGTAATCTTCGAAAATCTACAGATACTACATTGGCCTTGAACAACGCATTCCTTGCCTCGGGTGCTTCAAGCGCAGATGCAAGCCGTGGTCTAGACCAGTTTAGCCAGATGTTATCTGCAGGGACAGTGGACTTGCAATCATGGAAGACGTTGCAAGAAACAATGCCGTATGCTCTACAAAAGACTGCTGAAAGTTTTGGATTTGCAGGAAAATCCGCACAACGTGACTTTTATGCGGCTTTGAAGAGCGGACAAATTACCTTTGATCAGTTTTCAAACAGATTAGTTGAATTAGACAAGGGTGTAGGAGGTTTTGCGGAGTTAGCTCGAGAAAATAGTAAAGGTATCGCTACATCGTTTAACAACTTAAAAAACGCAGTTGTCCGTGGTGTAGCTGGGACAATTAAAGCTTTAGATGATTTATCTAAAGAAGTATCAGGAAAAACTATCGCAGAACACTTCGATAGCATGAAGGTGGTGATTACTGCTGCTTTCAAAGTTGTAAACGGTGCAATCAAGTCTTCTACTCCTGTATTCATTTTTTTGTTTGGTGTTTTGGACAAAGGTATTGGTGCAGCGCAAGCCTTGACCCCTGTATTAATAACTTTAGGCTCAGCTATTTTGGCGATGAGAGCGGCTAATACAGTAGTTGATATGTGGGGGCGTTTTACGACTATGTGGACCGGTTTTACTGCTTCGGCAAAATCCGCTGTAGCAGTTATTAACTTAATGACTCAAGCACAAGCCGTATGTGGTTCTGTTACAAAAGCTCAAATGGTAATAAATATGGCTAATAACGGAGTACTATCCGTTTCTAATGTTCTGTACGGTGTTTTGACAGGAACCATTAGTCTATCAACTGCCGCAACCATCGCAAGCACCGCAGCAGTAACGGCTCTTAAAGCCGCTCTTACCGCTTTAACAGGCCCTATAGGCTGGGTAATCGCAGGTATCGGATTGTTAGTCGGAGCTGGTGTTGCGTTATGGCAATGGCTGACAAGGGAATCTGAAGAGTCTAAGCGTCTGTCCAAAGTGCAAGAGGAATTGGCAGAAAGCACAGACAATCTAAAGAAATCTGTTAAAGATAGTGCGGCAGCGCGAAAAGATAGCTTACAAGACGTGGAAGCTAACCGTGAATCGTATAAAAAACTTTCTGCGGAAATTGTCGCTCTTTCACAAAAAGAGAATAAGTCTGCCGCCGATAAGAAGAATTTGCAGAAGAAAATTCAAACACTTAATGATTCTGTAGAAGGTTTGAACTTGGCCTATGACAAGAATACCGACTCGTTGTCGCACAATGCTGAACAGATTAATGCTCGTATATCTGCAATGGAAGCTGAGAGCACATGGGAAGCCAGTCAAAAAAACTTGCTGGATATTGAGCAACAACGTGCTGATATTGGAGCACAATTAGCCGAGATTGCCAAGTTGCGCACGGAGTGGAACAACGCTTCTGATGTTTCAGATGCTAAGCGACGAGAAGAGTTGAAAAAGCTGAACGAACAGGAACTTGAACTACAAGCGACTCAGGCTGCTTTACAGACTGAGTACGAACAAACTTCTGCAGTCCAACAAGCAGCAGCCGAAGCGATGGCTGCAGCAGCCGAAAATGGTACAAATCGACAAGTCATTGCTTACGAGAATATGTCAGAAGCACAAAAAACAGCTATTGACAATATGCGTTCTAAGTATGGCGAGCTACTTGAAACGACAACAGGCATGTTTGACGCAATCGAGCAAAAATCGGCTATATCGATTGAACAAATCAATGCTAATTTGGAGACGAACCGTGCCGCTATTGAACAGTGGTCCTCTAACCTTGCTATTTTGGCAGAACGTGGTGTTGACCAGGGAGTCTTAGAGCAGTTACGTCAAATGGGTCCAGAAGGTGCTGCGCAAACTCAGGTTTTTGTTAATGCGACGGATGAAGAGTTGTCGGTCTTGCAAGAGAACTTTAGAGCTAACGCAGAAGCGGCTAAAAACGCTATGGGAAGCGTTATGGATTCTGCTGGTGTAGAGATACCAGATAAGGTAAAAGGTCTAGTAACCAATATAACAAGTGGCTTGCAAGCAGAACTAGCAAATGCCAATTTTGCTTCGTTAGGCGAAGAAGTCCCTAACGGTGCGGCAGTAGGAATAGAAAATGGCTCTGCTAAAGCTGTAGAAGCCACGAAGTCTGTAGGGACAAAAATACAACAAGGATTCAAGGAAAATCTAGGTATTCACTCGCCTTCAAGAGTGTTTACCGAATTTGGTGGACATATCACAGAAGGTCTCGCGAATGGTATCACCAACGGCACTAATTCTCCAGTTGGTAAAGTGAAGAATCTAGCAGTTAAATTGAGAGAACCTTTTTCAGGAATCAGCGGTAGATTTTCGGAAATTGGAGCAATGGCAATGCAAGGTTTGGCTGGTGGTATCCAAGCTAATGCTGGAGTTGCTATCGCTGCCGCCAATTCTGTTGCAAGTCGAGTAACTTCTACAATTAAGCGTGCTTTAGACATTCACTCTCCATCCCGTGTCATGAGAGACGAAGTCGGTCGCTTTATTCCTCAAGGTATCGCAGTTGGTATCGAAGCAGATAAAGATGTCCTTGAACGTACAATGGCTAAATTGAAACAATCGGTTACTATTACTGCACCAGAAGTATCATTAGGATTGGATAAGAGTCTAGCTAGTCAAGTGACGGTAAGAAGCAGCAGTAAGCATACTGTTACCGAAAAAATCGAACATGTGTTTGATAAATCTAAAGAACAAGTTAATCGTGCATTGGAGATTGCAGAAGAAGCTTTGCAAAGACCTGTTTACATGGTGCTCGATGATGGAACTTTAGTAGGCAGGCTAGGAGAAAAACTCTCTCACTATCAGAGTCCAGCAGATAAAATCGATATGATGTTAAGGAGGATTTAATGACAAATTTATCAATTGTTTTTAATGGCTATGATTTATCACAAGTCATGCGCATTACTGATATTAAACGTTCTATCGGCAATAACAGGAGTGTCTCAACAAATGACGCTCCAGCTATTGGTGTTAACGTACATGAAATAAAAATAGGTCCTAAAACCATCAAAGTCGGTTTTACTCTTAAAGGGACAAATTTAGAAAGTGTTAAGCACGAATTAGCCGGTGTATTTCGAACTGACGAGGTAGCGCGCTTAACTTTTTCTGATGAGCCTGATAAATATTATCTAGCATTAGTTATTGGCGAGATTGAACCAGATAATGTTCGTAGCTGGTATCAAAAAGGAGAAATCGAATTCCTAATCCCTGACGGTGTCGCTCATTCGACAGCCTATAAACGTTTTGACAATCCAAGAGAAGAAAACGGGAAGTTGGTCTTTGATTTAGTGAACAACGGAAACGTACCTGCTCCTCCTATCATTACGATAAAACACAATTCCGAAAACGGCTATATCGGCATCATAAACCAAAACAATGCCCTAGAAATCGGAGACCGAGAAGAAGCAGACACGGAGACGTATAAGCGTTCGGAAATTCTTTTCGATTATGTCTCTGACAACGGTATTGTCAAAGGCTTTGCGCAAGGTCAAAAAAACACAGCTATTCTAAATGATTTATCACAATCGTTAGACACTCAATTGTATATAAAGAACGAGTTCGGTCGCCCGCATTTAGCTATGGGTAGCCGAGGTGCCGGTTCTGGACCGCATCATGCTGGTTCTATTACTTGGGAAATTCCGCTGGACAGTAGTAGTGATAGAGGTGCTTTGAATGAGTATCTTTGGTGGAGGCAAATCTTCTGGGCAGGGAGCGCCATGCAAAAGGGCTTTATTAAGTTAACGGTCTCTGATACAGAAGATCGTTTTTTGTATGGCGTCGAAACATTTAAACACGGAAATGGTATCGATTCGGAATTCAATCTGCTTGTCTCAGACGGTCGTAGCGGATACAAGATTTTGAGGAGTTGGCCGTTTAAATGCACACATTTAGATAGCGACAATCCGTTCAACGCAGAGAGAGGTTGGGAGGATATTCTAAGGCGTGATGATATGTTACAAGTGCATTGGTGGGGTTCGTATCCTCAATTCTATGTTCCAGAAATAAAAGGTCGAAAATCCGCTAAGATTCATGTAGCTTTAGGCGCTTTAGGAAGTCATCCACATATCCATCACATGTATTTAGACAGTATAGTCTATCGCAAGGACTTTGTGACGGGAACTGTAGATGTTCCTAATCGTTTTCAGATTGGTTCTACTGTAGTGCTGGATGTTGAAAAAGACTTGGTTACAATCGACGGACTACCCGCAAATCATCAGGTTGTAGATGGGTCTGGATGGGATTTGGTTATTCCGCCGGGTAAGTCTAAATTAGAGATTTTGTTGTCTAGCTTTATCCAAAAGACTCCGACCGTCTCCGTAAATATCGAAGAAAGGCACTTATAGATGATTTTAACGATTCATGATAACAATTTACAAAAAGTTGCCTTTATTGATAACAATAAACAGGAGACTTTGAATTTTTACAACGATAAGTGGACGCGTTATCTAAGTAAAGCAAGTAGCCTTTTTGAATTTACTGTATTTAAACAAACTATCCAGACGGATGTTATTCCTTATCAAACTGCAAACGCGCTAAATGATCAGTCGTTCGTTTCGTTTGTATACAAAGGACGGACATATCTCTTTAATGTCATGACTATTGAAGAGACTGAGCATACTATTACCTGTACATGTAAAGATTTGAACTTGGAGTTGACTAACGAATACACCAATCTATTCAAATCCGATCAACCGCGTACATTCGAAGAATATTGCAACGTTATGGGCTTGTTGGATTTTGCAGCTTTACGAATTGGCGTCAATGAAATCTCTGATCAAAGGCGTACACTTGAATGGACAGGACAAGATACCAAGTTGAACCGCATTCTATCGCTGGCTAATAAGTTTGATGCAGAAGTTGATTTTGAGGTTAAACTGAACGCTAACGGGACTATCAAGGATTTTATCTTGAACGTCTATCGAGAACACGATGATAAACATCAAGGTGTCGGAAAAGTTCGGTCTGATATTATCTTGAAAAAAGGGAAAAACATTCGTTCTATTAAGCGTAAAATTGATAAAACGGATTTAATTGTCAATGCAGTCAGACCGACCGCACAAGGCGAAAATGGTCAAGAAATAACCATCGCAGGCTTAGGACCTTGGGAAGTTAAAAACGAAAATGGAGTGGTGGAGTTTTTCCAACAAGGAGAAATGCTCTACGCTCCTATTTCTATGCAGAAATATCCGTCTGCATGGACAGATTCTACTGGTAATCGTGATAAATATACTCGCAAAGATATTACTGTGGATACCAAAAGCAAGGAAATGCTTAGGACGCAGGCTTACAAAGAGTTAATGCGTTCAGCTTATCCGTCAGTTACTTATGAAATTGATGGGTACGTTGATTTGGAGATAGGAGATACCGCCAAGGTCTACAACGGAGATTTTTATCCCGCCTTGTTGCTAGAGGTGCGCGTCTCAGAACAAACTATCAGTTTCACCAAGCCAAGTACTAATAAGACTGTATTTGACAACGTCAGAGCGCTAAAAAACAAGTTGTCGAGCGGTATTCAGGAGCGTTGGCAAGAGCTATTTGAAGCCTCTAAACCCTACTCCATCAAGTTAGCTACGAATAACGGGGTCGTCTTTAAGAATCAAGAAGGCGAGACCGTAATTACTCCAAGGCTTTACAAGGGTGGTCAGCCGTCTGTATCAAGTGTTGTTTGGAGTTGGACACTAGGGGACGTGACGACAACAGGGGTGAATTTTAGGGTTAGTGGTTATGACGTCAAGGAAACGTCCAACTTAGTAGTATCTGCCTACGTGGATAACGTGTTGGTGGCCAGCACAGAGGTGACTCTAACAAACTTAGCTGAGCCCATCCTCATGACCATCAAGACCAGCAACGGCAACTTGTTTAAAAACAATCTCATCAACACGGTACTTACTGCTACGTTGTGGCGAGGTGGAAAAGAGATTGATACAGATGGCAGTCAATTTAGCTACATTTGGACTAAGACGGACGCAGATGGCGTCGCAGATACTGCTTGGAATCAAGCACACACGTATTCGTCCAAATCTATAACTATCACGCAACAAGACGTATTTAGACGTGCTCAGTTTGAGTGCGCTATCGAACCAATTTAAGGAAGGAATTACGATATATGGGAATTATTTCAAGCGGTCAAATTACCATCACAGACTTGTCAGATGCGCCCGTACTGAGCGCTTTTATCACGGCGAAGCAGACAACAACGCAGGTGTTTGACCAGACAGCAAACAGCTACAATCCATCATATGCTAGCTCACCGCAGGTACTGACACTCAATCTTACTAAAGCTGGCCAGACAGCGTCTATCCTAAGCCAAGCAAGCAATGTGAGTTGGTACGAGTATAACGGCACTGCTAAGACACAAATCACAAGCGTAACAACTACTGATAACCAGTACCTGTCTGGTAGCAAAAACGAAAAATTGACCACGAAAGTAAATGTACCATCAGATAAGAGCGCTAAGCGTTACGAGGCGGTAGGTACGTGGACAGACCCTATCACTGGGTTAAAGGTTGATTTTAGGGCAAGTATTGACTTGTTAGCAGTACAGCTGGGCAAGCAATCATTGGTTTTAAATGTCTACACAGGCAAAGGCAATACGTTTTACAACAACCAACCAGCTAACTTGACCATCAACGCTGATTTGTACAAGGGTAATACCCTGTCAAGCGGTAGCAAGCAGATTAAATTCTTTTATGCGGACAGTTCAGTATCATCCACTAGCTCAACTGGTTATGACGCTGATGGCGGTATTGGGTGGCGTTTGTGTAACTCTACGACAACTGGTCAGACACCAAATGTCGAGCCGACAGTTAATACAACAGCGCAGGGCGTGTTGACAGTACTTGCAAGCGCCGTTCTCAATTCGCAGACTTACAAAGTTGTGTGTATCGATAAAGTCGGGGGGACGAGCGGTCAAAAAGCAACGGGTGTTGCAACGATTTTAGACTTTTCAGACCCGATTGTTGTGGTGGTTGAATCTACTGCTGGAAACACGTTTAAAAACTCATCTGGTAGTACGTCGTTAAAAGCACGGTTATATCGCAAAGGCGAGGAGTTAGACACAGCAGGGACTGGATACACCTACAAATGGTCTAAGCGTGATAAGAACGGTGTACTAGATGCTAATTTTGGCGGTACAGGTAATCAGTACAAGACAGGGAAAACAATATCTGTGTCAGCAAGCGAGATTGCAGATAAGGCAACGTATTTTTGTGAAGTATTCGAGTAAGGGGGTGGCGTATGATTCGTGCAGAAATTGAACTTGGTGGACAACTTGAAGTTGTGCTTATCGAAGCAGAAAGCAAGTCAAAAGCAATTGAAAAGATTTGGGATACATATGGGTACATGACCTACATCATTAGGCTAGAGGAGGTCTCAGATGGCACGATTGATAGCATCCAACCAGCTGACACTGACTAATGTTAATGATGGTCAAACTGCTGTAGTCCATTTTGCTTACTCAGACAATGCTGATGGTACCGGATTAACAACTGGTGACAATGGTCAACGGTACATCGGTCACTATTCGGACTATACCCAAGCTGATAGTACGGATAAGACCAAGTATCGCTGGGCGGATAGGTGGGCAAGATTGAAACTAGAAGACAACCTTCTGCTCAATAGCTCTTTTAACCAAAACTTGACCCAATGGCAAGGAACTGGGGTAACTATAGTTGGCGGTAAAGCGAGAATTACAGGAGAATTTAATAAAACTAAATATATTTACCAAAGTATCAAGTCTCAGACAGCTAATGACGATGTTAGTCAGGTATACATAGCATCAATCTCAGTTAAGGTCTCTAATTATGCGGCTGGTAGTATAAATCCATATCTTGCACTTTATATAAGTGGTATAAAGAACGACAGCGCAAAAACATGGTTTGGCGCAACATATTTGACACCCTCCCGCTTGGAAGCAGTCAACAATAAGGGAATTGTACAGTTTACCACTACTTTCAAAGTAAATGTGCCACGTAGCCAGATAGACCGTATTGATTTTCATATATATGCAAGGGATTTCACTGGGGAAGTGGAATTTGAAAAAGTATCACTCAGACGTGGAAATATTGATTTAGGCTGGCAAGCTTCTCCAGAAGACCTCCAAAACCAACTCGACACCAAAGCTGACCAAGTCCTAACTCAAGAACAGCTTAACGCTCTTAACGAGCGGGCGCAGATACTTGATGCAGAGCTTAAAGCAAAGGCATCTATGGATGCGCTTAGTGACCTCGAGAAAGCTTATCAATCATTTGTAAAATCAAATGCTGATAGCCGAGCAAAAGCAGAAGCGGATTTGGCAGAGGCAGGCAGACGGATTGAGTTGCTGGTTACGCAGTTTGGCGGCTTTAAAGAGCTGAAAACATTTATTGATACTTACATGTCAAGCTCTAACGAGGGTTTGATTATCGGTAAGAATGATGCAAGCTCAACCATTAAAGTGTCAAGCGATAGAATTTCCATGTTTTCGTCAGGGAAGGAAGTAATGTACATTAGCCAAGGTGTCATCCACATTGATAACGGTATCTTTACTGCATCAGTACAGATTGGAAAGTTTAGAACAGAACAATATCATCTCAATGCTGACATGAATGTCATACGGTATGTTGGGTAGAAAGGGGTAGATAATGGCAAAATTTAGTAATGCAAGTGGGTCTCTGTACTTAAATGTGTATATTGAGCCAGGCGCACAAAATATAGCTGCTAACACAACTGTTGTCAATTGGCGAATAACTGTAAGTCGTACAGGTGCTTACTTGACACGCAATGAGCAGGGAGATAGTACACTTAGCTTAGACATTAACGGTGGCAGAGTACACACCTCGAATCCTCGATGGAGAACATCTGGCGAAGAATTTCTGATGGCTAGTGGTTCGACAACTGTTGGACACAATGCTGACGGTACAAAGAGTTTTCCGTTTTCGGCAACGTTTAACCCCAATAACGGTTTGCATGGTGTTATCACTGTGTCGGGGAATATCGGTTTGGCAACTATCCCACGCTCTAGTTCGGTATCGGTAGGCATAGGAACTATTGGTAGTGCACTTACTATCAACATCAACCGTCAAAGTTCCAGTTTTAAACATACAGTACGCTATGTTTGGGGAAATAAATCAGAGACAATCGCAACCAATGTAGATACGTCTACAACTTGGACTATTCCCCTTGATTTTGCTAACGACATCCCAGATTCGACAAGTGGGACTGGTACTATCTACGTTGATACCTACTCAGGTTCGACGAAAACAGGTACGCAGTCAACTGCCTTTACAGCAAGCGTTCCAGATAGTATCAAGCCCAGTTTGACTGGTTTCACGTTGGTAGACGGAAATACTGCAGCTAGGACGCTGATTCCAGGAGAACAACAGTTTGTACAAATCGTTTCGAATATCGCTGTACATTTCGGACAAGCAACAGGGGCATACGGCTCGACAATCACAAGTTATCATGCAGAGATAGTCGGCAAGAACCAGTCTACTAGTCAAAATGGTGGTAGCTTAGGAATTATGAACTATCATGGTCAGGTTACTATACGAGCAAGGGTAACAGACAGTCGTGGGCGGACAAGTAACACGATAGAGCGAACTGTGACAGTATTGGAATATTTTGCACCAGCTTTAAACTTTAGTGTGGAACGTTCAGGGGCAACCTCAAGCACATTCTCTATTCTCAGAAACGCTCGTATAGCTCCGCTGACGGTAGGTGGCAGTCAGCGAAACATAATGACTTTAACTTTTCGTGTAGCTCCAGCAGATAGCTATAATTACACGACAGACAACGGTCCGGCATCTGGTACTTTTACGACTTTGGCGAGCCTAACAAATTCACTGGCCAATCTATCAGGTACTTATTCTTCTGATAAGTCGTGGGATGTCATAGGAATACTTGAAGACAAGTTCACTCGTTCGGAGTTTAAAATCAAAGTTTCGACCGAAGCGGTAGTATTCAGCTATGAGAAGGGCAACCGCTTTGCGGTCGGTAAAATCGTAGATACTAACCTCCCCAAGGGGTCTATAGAGTCAACTGGTGGATATTACTTGAATGGTAAGCCAATCCAGAACTATGCGCTAACAAGTCTAAACGGTGCATCTATATCAAGATATAACGAGGATTTGAACCGCATTACTGAACCTGGTTTTTATATTGTAAACACCTCTATGAATATACCTGTTTCTGGACGTACTTACTACTATTTAGAAGTCATCAGACACGCAAGTAATGTTAGTACATATGTTATGCAGCGAGCGACATGTCGAACACATACTCAGCAAACATATGTACGTCTATGCGAAGATGGTACTTGGGGACAGTGGAAAGAACAGGTGTTAGCCGACCACCCACTATTACAAGAAAAACCACTAAAGACATTGACGATGGGATTTCCGTATAGCATGAAAGCCAATCTTGTTCGGAAAGGGGATGTAGTAACAATCAGTCTAATTCGGAATATATATTCCGTGGATTCTTTCGAACATGCAGTCATGCAGGAAAAGATACCAGCTGGATATAGACCTGTTGTTGATGTTCATATGACTGTAAATACAAATGTGTCTCAGTTCACCAAAAGTCCAAATATCTTGCATTTCGCACCAGACGGAACCATTAGGATGACGAGCAATACGGTCGGTGGACATGTAATGACTGGCACGATTACATACATCACTAATGACCCATATCCAGCATAGAAAGGAATAGTTATGAGGTTAAAATTTGGAAACAAATCGTTGGAATATACGCAAGGGGAACATCCGAAAACTAGAGTATTACTTATCAATGATGAGGGAGCTATGTATCCCATCTATTTCGATAAAGAAGCTATTGATAAGGCGGATGCAGAACTATTTGAGTTAGCACTCGAGAAAATCTATCAGGACAATTTCCCGAACAGAGCAGAAGATGAGAAATTCAATGAAATTGGCAAGCGTCTTGCCAAGGTTGATGATATTGCCGAAGAAGCTACAAAGAATCTTGAAAAGGTTAAAGAGCAGGTCACGATGTCTGCGTCATCCCGTGCTGCATTCTTGCAGATCGTTATGACATTGTATGGGAAGGGGTTGCTTACGGATGAAGATTTATTGCAAACTGGTCTATTTGATGATGAAGTTGTCGAAGAGACCTTGGAAGTTATTTAAAAATAAAGATTGGAGAATGGATATGATGATTAAACTTTACGCAATTGAAATTTTTGAAGGAAATATTAAATATAAAGATTTGCCTTTTTCAGACACTATCAAAAATAAAATTAAGGCTTATCTCACAAAGATGGTTGAAGATGAGGAAATCTTGGCTGAACTG